AGGTTGCCGACCGTTTCGCCCGTGCGCTGCGAGGCGTAGTACAGGCGCTCCATCTCTCCCGAGATGATCTTGACGCCCGCGACTACTGCGCCGGCGGTCGCGACGACAGCGGCGCCAAGGCTCATCACCATTTTGGTGACAGAAGCCAGTGATGCAGTGAATTTCTTCAGGCTGGTTTCATCGGTCTTGTAGCCGATCGAAACCATGAACTCCTTGATGACGTCTTCGTTCATTTCTGGCGTTCCATGTAAGCCTGAATTCGGCGCTCGTTCTCGTTCTTAACGCTGAACGCATCGACAAGAAGCGCAATGTCGGCAAGATCAACCGTTCCGTCGATCAGCGATTCGTACTTGATCAATCCTTCCATCACAGGAAGCAGCAACCAATCCTCGCCGTCTGGAAGCGATGCGAGGACTACGCCGCTCAGGCCGTCGCTTGAGACGTCGGCGACGACCCTGCGGGAAAAAAATTCCCGAGGTTTCCCTGAATGACGGCGACCGTCAATTGCAGCATCTGCGCCATATCAATGTCCTGAAACATCAGGCCGCCGTTGCGGACCACGACGCTGGCCCACTGGTTGTTTTGCCGACGCTGAACGACTGCAAGGCACGTATCGATCACATAATCCGTGTCTTCATCCGACATCTTCGACAGCGCATCGGCGATCGGCGCAACAAGTTGCACAAACTCTTTCGACTCGGCCTGCAGGGCACCGCCCAGACCAGCCAGCAAAGGGGCTAGCCGGCGGGCAACGTGAAACTGTTTCTTCGCGTCAAGTCGGCCGATGCGGTACTGCTGACCGCCAATTTCGGTGAGTTCATTCATGATCAGGTGCCAGCAGCCAACGCTGCATCCATTACGCCGACATCGAATGACCATTCGAGCATGTTGCCTTCCTTGGCGTACACGTTCTTCGGAAACTTCGTGAAGGCCACAAGCTGACAGGTGTACACGTCGCCGCGCACGGTATCGGATGCCGTCAGGATGTTTTGCCCCCAGTTGGCCGAACTGGTTCGCTGGAAGTTGTACATCGCGGACAGCAATGCATTGGTCGGTGACGTTTTCAACAACCGCACGACCACCTTGCCAGCCTTGCTGGCGATCAGGCTATGCATCGGCGTGCCATCAGAGCCGACTTTCATGTTGTTCGCATCCTCGACGTAATCGGCGTCAAAGCCTTCCTCGGCGATGCCAGCCCCAGCCCCAAGGGAGATTGCTCCACCGGGGCCGATCAGCGAGGCATTGAAATTCAGAAACGAGTACGTAGCCATCGTTGATCCTTACTGGTTGACCGTGATTGCGATATCCGCGCTATGCACCGCGCCGGCTTCCTTGGCTGCAATCTGGAATGCGACCGACTTACGAGCGGCGCGGTTTGCCTGGCTCTGGTTAGCGATCGGCGGCGCGAAGATATAGAAGCCCTTGGGCATGTAATCCCCCTCACTAAGCGTGCCGAAGCCCGACGAATTCCACGTACCGGGGGCGAGAAAACCATTGCTCACGTACTGGGCGCAGACCTTTTCCATCGTGGTCAGAATCAGATGGTTGCCAGCGTCGGTCTGCGGAATCTTAGTCGTGGTCGTGTACAGCAGATTGAACACAGCGTTCTGGATGTCGATCGCCAGATTGTCGGCGCCAAGAACGGAGTCTGTGTAATCGCCCGAGCAGGAAACGCCCTGTTCGATGATCGCCGTATCGTTGTCGTAGGCGACGAACACGTTGCAGTTCACCGACTCAAGAGCGTTGGCCTGCGTCGTGTTGATGTTCTCCGGCGTGATGCCGGGCTCCTGCTTGAACTTCAACGTGATAACCGTGTTGTTGCCGGTGTAATCCGTCGTCAGGATGCGCGCGAGGTACGAGACGACCGAATACGCGTTCGAGCTTGAGTAATGGACACAGGATTTCTTATAGCCAGCCAGCTTCAACTGGTAGGCAATGCTCGTCGTATCGCCAGGAACCAGCACTGCGGCTTCCTGCGTCGAGACGCCGTAGTAATGCTTGGTCGTCGTCGCCTCGATATACGGCGCAATCAGCAGGTGATCGGCATCGACAGCAGAAGGAACCGTGACTGCGTACCATTGCTGCCCGTAGTTCTGGTCGAACAGGGTGACTGCTGACAGGGCCGATTCGGCGGCAATGCCCTGCGACACATACGCGCCCGAAGACGCCGAGGTCATGCCGAGCATTCCGGAAATATCCGTTCCGCTGCCGCCTGCGAGTGTAGCGCCCGATACCGTGCCAACCGACGCGACCAGCGTGAATGCGTTGCCCGTCGTGCCAGCAGTCTTGTAGACAACCTGTAGCGCCGTGCCGGCCTGGTTGACCGAATACGTTGCCTTCGTCAGATTGACGTCGGTCGATTGGTTCAGGAACGTAACCGCATTTGCGAGCGTTGCAGCGAGCGTCGCACCAATCAATACCTGGTTTCCGGTCGTCAATGCGGAGACGAAAGTAACAACGGTGCCGCCGAGCGTAACCGTCGCTGACGCGCTCGGATTGACCGTATAGGTCACTGATCCGGATGCGGTGGGCGCGGACGCGAAACTCAGCGTCGATGCAACACCGGTCGTGCCATCGGTAATCTGGAACTGCTGGAACGTCGAATTCCATACACACGTGGAACCAGCGACAGAAGCCGCAAGCGCCGTCTGAATCAAGGCAGCAATGCCATTGAGATTCGTGGCCGCAGCAAAGCTGGCCGGCGAGATGGTGTAGGGCGATCCGTTGATCGTGATCGAAAATGCCGGCGTCGTGACTGCGGTCCATGCTGCAATCGCCTGCTGCGCGGCAGACAGGGTGGCGCCGAACAATTGCGCTGCCACCGCCGTCTTTGCCCACCGACCGACCATGACAGATGCGGGTTGGGGAGCCTGTTCGAACCACAGCACCGCCGCCTTGTATTCCTCGGCGTTTGTGCCGAAGTCCGTCGCCAGATCGGTGATGTCCTCATACGTGCGGAAACGCGACACAGGGTCGATGACGTTCGACGTCCCGAGAATCAGCAGCGTGGAGGTATTCTGCGACTGAGCAGCGCTCTGCGTGAGGGTGATCGTCGCATTGACCAACCGGCTGACTGGAAGGGTGTTCGCCATGTGTGCGTCCCAAAAGAAAAAGCCCGCTCGCGGCGGGCTCGGAAACTTGCTGAAAGAGGGGTTATTGCTGGACGTCTATGTCGGTCGTTACGCTGCCGGTTTCTAACGTTCCATCGGCGGACAGGATATTCAGCACCGGATATGCGCGCACCACCTGTCGGCGCAACCTGATAGTAAGGTCGTATCGCTTCACCCAGTGCTGATTGATGAGTTCTGGCGCCGCAGTGATCCGCTTGGCTTCGAGCACATCAAAGCCGGCGCCCATCAATGCTTCGCGGTTCTGCGCGATGTAAAGACCGTTGCGCGCTAGCTTCGCATAGCCCATGCTGCCTGGCCCATAGAAACTGGCTAGCACATTGAGTGTTTCGTGCTGGTAAAAATTGTCCTGCCCGTTGCCAGAAGACTGGTGAATCACTGCGGGATAATCGTCGGGCTCGTCCTCGATCAACCCAATAGCGCACCAGTTTTCAGTTGGTTCAGGTTGCTTCGGCACGGTCGGCTGCCAGCGAGGGCGGACCATGTTGCCAGGAAGCCCAGTAAGACCCACGACCAGTTGCTGGAATACCGCGTCCAGCGCGTCATCCTCAAGCGGAGGGGATGTGACTAGCGGTTGTAAATATCCGCCTGTTGAACTGTCATTTGGCATGTCAGCCCCCGGACAGCGGAATCAGTGCGCACTGGGCGGCAGTGAAACCCGCTCCGTATGTTGACCAGTCGCGGACATTGACAACCGTGTACTGCCTGCATTGCCAGGTAATTACGTCGGCGTCGTATCCCATGCGACCATCGATCAGCGGAAATCTGGTGTGTATCGTGATCGACCCTTCGATCCGGCTGCCGTCGTCGCGGCGCATCAACTGATCGCCGGTATCGTTTGTTACGACTCCCGAGAAAGGATATTCGTTCGCGGTATTCACGGCCATCCCGTTGTCTCCAACGGTCTGTGAATTTCGCGCGCAAACGAGCGAATTATCGACAAACTCCGGATCGGTGAGAATGTCGCTTACGTCAAGCCATGGCATTATTTTTTACTCCGCACAACGTGCGTAACTGAATTGCGCAGTTGCGCGGTATCAACAAGAGTATTCTCGCGCGTCACACCACGGCGGCGCCTCGCATCAAGCGTAGACTCGGCCAGTTCAGGCTGGATGTTGCTGTTGATCTTTGCCTTAACAGCCATTTCCGCCGTCAGGCCTGCGGCAGTTAATGCGGCGTCTGCTCCGGCACGATTACCGGACAACACCGCCGATGCACCCTTCTTCAGGCGTTCCGCACATTCTGCCTGCGCATCCTGTACGCCGGGGACCAGCCATGGGCGAGCAGGGATATTCTTCGCCGGAGATCCTTTATCCAGAATGTAGCCAATCTGCGCATTGCTGATCGGCCCTTCCTCGCGTTCGGGCGCGCTATCCGGGATGCCAACCAGCACATCCTTTTTCGAGAGTTCGGAGATGGCTTTGATCACCGCAGCCATTTTGTCCACGGTGATCTTGACAGCCATCCGATCCTCAACAGGTTGTTTGATAGCCCCCGGCACCCATCATGCGGGCCAGCGAGAGGTAGCGCAGCCCGTACGAACTGAGTGCCCAGAATCCGGCGTCCGACAGCATTGCCGAACCAGCGTCATAGCTGACCGACACCTTGTCGATCGACTTGGATGTCGTAGGCCCTTGAATCGTGCCCGGCACACCGCCGTTAGCCGCAGCGGTCTCATCCTTGATTGCCATCACCAGATGATGCGCGGTAACCAGTTCAATTCCGATATTGGTGAGTTCCATCCACCGCCCGGAATTCACCAATGACGCAGCGACTGTCAGCCACATCTGAACCAGTGTGTCCGGATATTTGGCCGGATCGGCGAACTCAGGAAAGTCCGATCGGAATTGAGTGGGTGTAATGCTCATGACTTGGCGGGGCGACCGGGTTTGCGCTTCTCATCGGGTTCTACCGCGACTGAAGGCGCATCGTCTGTGTGCAGCAGCACGAACCAATGCGATTCGTATTCTGCGGGAATTTCGTCCCCAGCCTTGAAATACAGCGGACGGCAGTCGTCGCGGGTCAGGATGAATTCCTGAGTGGCGATTCGGGTCATGTTTTGCTCCTGGAATCAGCCGGGAGAGGTCTATGTTACAACGACTCCCGGCAGCCGCTTAGATAGCGTCGCGGTAACCCAGCGTGGTCGAGTAGCGGAATTCCACCTGACCGAAGCGCGCCCAGTACGTGGTGATCTGGTAGAGCGAGCGGTATTCCAGCGGCGTACGCTGGAGTTCGGTCATCGGGTACTGGACATATTTCCTGTCCTTGTTGTACGCGACCATGCGATCCACCGTACCCAGCGTGCCGGGCGTGCCACCAGCACCCGCGCCAATCAGCCACTTCAGCGGGAGGATTTCCAGCTTCGTGCCCGACTTCGTGCAGATGTTGTTTTCGAGCAGATACGTCAGGATCGAGTAGTTCGCCGCCGTGTTGACCATCGTGGAGGCGAGATAGCCATACTGTGCCGGGGGCAACAGAAGACGGTTAGGCATCACCTTCCAGCCAGCATTCTGCCAGGTCGTCGTCAGGAGTTCGTTGACGTCCTTCAGGATTTCAGCCGGAGTCTTGGTCGTCCATTGCGGCGTACCAGCCACGCCATTCGGAACGTTGCTCGGCGTGATGATGGACGACGAATTGACGAGGCCCGACGTACCGATGGTGGAGTCGCCGAAATAGACCAGATTGTCCAGGTCCATGTTGCGCTTGAGGTTCATCGCCTCAATCTTCTGCGCATCGACCGGCTGGCCGAGGGCTTGCGCCTTCACCAGTTCGGGCACCGTGTACTTGACTTCGGCACCCCACAGGCGCACTGCCTGAGCGGTCTTGCCAATGTCGAGCGACGGACCGGCAATCGCGTTGCCTTCGTTCGAGATCCAGTTGATGCCGCCCGGCGTCATGCCGCCAGCCATCGCAAAGGCGCTGTTGGTGAACGAGGCGAGTTCGTCAGCCGGCGAAACGTCCGTGCGGATATCCACATCGCGCGACCAGGTGAATTCGACCAGCGGCTCATTGAGCGTCTGATCGAGGCGCTCGAGCTGGCCGACGAGGAATGCGCCGGTCGAGTCGATCGTCATCTGATCGTAGGTCATCATGCCATCGGTCGTGAAGTGACGTGCAAACTTGCGCGACGCTTCAGCGATCTCCCGGCGCTTGAGGAATTTTTGAACAGACATGTCCATTGTTTTGTTGCTCCAGAAACGAAAAAACCCGCCGGAGCGGGTCTGTAAGCGGATGCGCCGTTAGGCGCCGGGATCTCAAATATTCACACCAATTTCCGTAATGCCGTATGCATCAGCGGGACCAGTGAAGTACCAGTTCGACGGCATGGCGATCGTGTTGGTGCTGTCTGCTGCGGCCTCGAAGCCACCCAGCGGTTTGCCGGACGAAGGCGTAGCGACGCGCACATACACCGTGCCGCCCTTGGCTGCAGCGGTCGTGCCGCCCAGCGACACCATCACGTAGCCGCGCTTCAGGATATCGGTCACGCCCGAGGTCGGCGGCGTCGAAGTGCCGAGCGGGTCGGTGCCGTTACCCTGGATCGGGTACGGGCGCAGGTTGACACCCTGCACGAGTGCGGCAGTGTCGCCCGACAGGCTGATAGGTTGAACCTTGCCGGATACGTATTTGACGGCAACGCCAAACACGGTAGGCGGCGCTGCCGAGTCGATCAGTTGAGTCTCGATCGTCGCGACTTCAGCGCGTTGGAGGTCACCGGCGAATCCAGCCGGCATGCGGAATTGATAAGCTTGCAACGAGGGCATGTCGGCTCCTTACGCCTTGTGTTGATTCCAGAACTTGCGGTGTTTTTCGTTGATGTCTTCGGCTTCCGCCGCAGCATCCGTCGTCTTTCGGGCGACGCTCATGTTTTTGCGCTTGACCAACTCAGATGCAGCGTGGAAAGCCATCTTTGCGGCAGCACAGTCCATTTTCGATACGTCTGCATCGCCAGTGATGGCGCGCACGAGTTCGGCGTTGCTGTTGTCGAGGCCGGCACGCAGGGCGCGACGACGCAGCACGCAGATGGCGTCAGCGGTCTTCTTGCCATCTGCCTTGGCGTCGAACGTGGGCAGCTTCACGCCAGGAGCCAGGATTTCGGCGCGAGCCTTGGCATCCTGAAATTCATCGCGGAATGAGGCGGAGTCTTTGGTCGGCTTTTTATCGTCGTCCTTTTCTTCCGCGTCCTCGTCCTCGGTCATGTCCGGGTCAACTTCCTCGCCGTCGTCCTTGGTATCGTCCTTCTTGTCTTCCTCGGCCGAGTCCTTAGTCATCGCGCTAACGCACTTTTCGAGCGACGTCAGGCGTTCATCGATCTTGGTCAGCACGGAAGCGACGTCTGGACCTTCGTCCTTCGTTTCTTCCTTCTTGTCGTCATCCTTCTTGTCTTCCTCGGACTCTGCGTCTTTGGTTGACATATGGATGTGGATCGCCGGAATGCCGCCAGCCGACTCGCCTTCGACTTCCTCCGACAGCGCTTTCTCGAAGGCTTCCGAGTCGCGCGCCATAAACAATTTGCGCAACTTATCCTTGAGGGATTCGGCGCCGTTCTTAACAGCCATGGGTGGATCTCCTAGGGAGGTGGTTGAATCTTGGACGGAGCAGGTGATCCCGCAGCGCGGGTTCCTGACCAACGCAACGTGATTTGCCACGATGGTCGTTTGCCGCGCCCGTCCCGGCGCGATTTGCTGGTAATCCGCGTCGTATCCGACTGAAATTCCTTTCAGGCCGTTATTGCGGACTTCATTGATAGCGAACTTGTCCTGAATAAGCAGGTCCGCAATAAGTAGGTCGCTCTGATCGCCTTCGCCTCGGCGTGGGTTAAATGTCGATCCCTTGGAGAGGATGGACCAGTTATCGGGGGTTACCTCACCCTCTGGATGACCAATTGTCACCGGCTTCCCGAGCAGGCTGGCGAGCGTGTCGGGTGCAAACACGACATCAGGATTGCGCTCAACAACAATCAGCCCGTCTTTGCCTGCCTCAAGATCAGGAAGCTCGATGTCGGCGTATTGCTGCGTTCCGATGCGCGCGATTGGAACCGCCTCGCAGATGAGGAACCCTTCTGGCGTAAAGGACTGGTTGGGTCCAAGTTCCTCGCCAGCGAAGAAGCCGGCTGCAGTCACGGAATCTTTCGTAGGCGCGCGTTTGCTCGCGCATGCCTTGCATTCGCAGTCGTGCGTGAGTACTGCCTTGACGCCAGGATGTGTGTTATGGGGAAGTTTGCTCACAGGAACCCATGCGTAGTCTGTGTGTTCGCGATTGAGAACAGGATTGAACTTTGCATCGACGCTGCAGGCGAACATTGTGAAATCAACGCCTTCGTCACTGACAATCTGTGCTATCTGCTCAAGTTCGCCGTAAGGGAATCGGCCGATTTCTTCGCTAGATTCGCGCCGCGCGGCCTGTTCGGCTGTCTCGCCTTCGTCGATGTGTCCGCCTGGAAAGCACCATTTGCCCGCATGATCGCTATCGGGGCTGCGCTTAAGCAGAAGAACATCGCCGCTAGGATCGATGTAGGCGATGCCAGCAGCCATCACGATGGCATCGTTGGGCATAGTCAGTCTTGAATGATAGGCTCGGCGTAGCAGCGGCAATTCCAGATGCAACCAGGATTTGCGCGGGTGCCCGAGTGTTCGTCGGCAACAGGCGGATCATCCCAGCGGAAAATCTTGCCGTTGAGTTTCTTGTGATCGCTGCGAACGTCTGAATCGCCGCTGGTCCGCCAGATATAGGAGTCGGCACCAATGGACTGCGCCCGCGCCTGCGTGAGCGTGGTGGCTGTCCGTGACACCTCGGTGCGGGCAATCAGCATCGCGCGACCGGCCGTTACCTCGCCAGTTCGCATGATTTCCTTGGCAATCACACTGGCGCGCGTCGAGTCTTCGATGCCTGCCAGAGTCAACTGATGCACGCGCTGCGCCGCTTCCCTCGGCAGGCTCTGTATCAGATCGACCTGTTCCGCCAACAGGGTGCGCATAACAGCGCCAGTGGGCGCATTGCGGATTTCTTCGCGAAGCCCGCGCGATAGGTCTTTAGCGAGCACCTTCCACGTCTGCTCATCGCGCAGCGCGACGTCCATCAGCATGTTGCTAGCCGTCTGCGTGGCCCAGCCCTTCAGCATGTCGGCGTAGGCGCCGAGCAACTGCTCGATCGTCGGCACTTGGCTCATGTCGCCCGGCGTGAACGGTTGGATGATTGCGCCTACCTGCTGCGCTACCTTCCTGAGTTGCGAGCCGTAGCGCAGCTCTGCGCCTCGCGTTCTGACCGGGTTGCGTTCGCGCTTACGGTCTAGTGTGAGGTTCCTCATCGTCTTTGTGCTCGGTAGCCTGCTCCGCCATCTCCAACCAATATCTGACAGAGCGGAGCGCGTCACGCATCTGCGCTTTCGTCCACGCCGAGTTAGCGCGGGCTGCTGCTTTTACCAAATCGTCGGTGGCTACTCTTGCGGCTCGAAGATTCGGCATCGGCGGTGGAGGGGGTGGCAATCGAGACTGCATGGATTTCCCCTTGGGTTGGTAGCCGAACATTATTTCTTTTTGCGCAAGCGTTTGAGCCAGGAAATGGCAGAGCCTGAATCACCTGTCAGACCCTGCATATCAGGCAAGTCCATTTCACCGGGCGGCGGAGCATTCTTCTCCTGTTCTTCGGCCTCAGCGATTGCTTCGTCCGTGATGCCGCCGAACATGCCGGTATTCGGAGCCGATGCTTTAAGCTCCTTCATGCCGTCGCTGATCTTCAACAGGTTCGCATCCACCGCATTAGTGACAGCCTCAACGGTCGATTTGGCGATTGTGGATTTCTCCGCCTCACTCATCTCTTGCAGGCTGCGGAACTCGAAGCCAAAGTCATCTGGCAATGGCTTGCCGAGCGACGACATAGACATGACAGAGAATAGGCGGTGCAGAGGATTGCGGTAACGCCGCTCCTGGTTCTGCTTGACTTTCTCATGCCACTGCTTCATTTCGCCTTCGCCCGTCGCTCCCAAACCCGTTGGCGATTGACCAAACAGGCGGGTGAAGGGCATACCCAAAGAGCCGCACAATTGCTGTGCAAACTGAAGCAACATGTCGGACAGGCCAGCGAACGCATACTGATGCGCCTCGAACTTGTCTTCCACGTCCACTACCGTGATGCCTTCGTTCGTTTGCGCCTGACGGATGAATTCGATTTGCGCTTTCAGGCCGGCAAGGGCGGGGCCGCCCATTGCGATAATTTCGCGCAGTCCTTTGATGGACATCGTTCGCAGATGCGCCTTGTAGATCAACTGGCCGGCACCAACAGACGCGCTATCGAATGCAATCAGGCGATCCCACATCGGCTCAAGCACCGAAAGGCCCCAGCCATTTTCACTGACGCGCTGGTAGAACGGCAAATCCATGCCGTCCAGGCGGATCACGCGTGTGTAGTGAATCTTCGCCTTCGGAATCGCGGCATAGTCCGCAATAACGTTGTAGTAGACCGGCTTGCCCATGTCTGGACCGAAGTCCGTCACCACCTCACCGACTGGCGGCGAGACCATCCACCGGTCAAGAACGAGTAGCCCCTTGAACTGACCTTGAGCGATCGTCTCAGGGCGCAATGGCGTTGTGAAATCCTGCCCTTCTATGAGCATGACGGCCAGGCAGCCGCCATACAGATTCGCCCACTTACCCGTATCGCAAAGCGCGTCCCAAATCGCCAGACGCATCATGTCTTGTTCGAGCGTCGAGGTGTCATCTGGCTCAAGCCCCGAAAACTCAACGCCGGCTCGGGTCATGTCCTCAGGCAACGCATCGACAGCCTGCCTCACGATCCACGAACCGCGATAAGCCGCTTCCAGATTAACCCGGTTGCGGCTCTGATACGTGAGCGTGTATTGCGATGCTGATGACTGGTTATTCGTGCCCCAGCCGACGTTGCTGGCAAAATTGGAGAACGAATCGTTCGTGCGGACGACCGGTTTCGTCACGCCTACCTTCATGTTTCGACGTGACTTTGCCATGCTGGAAGAATTTCCTTGCTTGCGGCACGGTGGCCGTAGGTGTTTTTAACCGGCCAGCTTGGCCCATACGGATAGGTCTTTCGCGCCAGCCAACATATCGTTGATGGCGTCGCACATCGGGTCTATCTGGTCGTCGTGTGCGTGTGTGTCATCAGCAGTGAACGCCTCGCACTCACCAATGAAGTCGCTTGCCCAAGGTGCGTTTTCCGGGATGTGGACGTAACCCGAATCTATGTAGCTAACTACGTCCATCACGCGCGAGAGCTTGTCGCGATTCCGTTCTATGCCTTCGATTGGAATGCCGCCAGATGCGCGAATGTCTTGAATCAAGCCGGTCCCGCTGGCCTTATCCTCAACCTTCATCTGACGGAGTGGGCCAAGGTACTGGTTGCCGTTCAACGCGTAATGCTTGTTCCAGAAGTCCATTGCCTGCTGGCGGAGCATTGGCGCCTCCCACTTCCCGCGTATCTGGTCAAGCAGGTACGCGTTGCCGTCCAGTCCATACCCCCAGCACTGCATAACGCTGTAATCGTTGCGTTCGGCAGTCTTCTGCGCCGTGTCGGCGTATATTTTCCGGTAGCGTAATTGAGGAACCACGCCATAACGACGGAATGCGGAGCCACGGATAATGCCGCCCCCAAGTGGAGAGGGGCGCTGCATATACTGGCCGCTGAAGACGTAGCGATCGGCTTTCTCGGACGCCAGCAGATCCTGCAGCGGCTCCTTATACGGCCAATAACTGAATCGACCGTCCTCGTCGCGTTCCGAACTGTCCACCAGCGGTTGGATATGATCGGGCAGATTCGCGACATACTCATCAGTGGTGAGCGCAGGAATCTCGATGAACGTCCAATCGCCGGGAACCTTGCCAGCCTTGATGAAGCCGGTAGGATCTTCCTCGGCCAGGCGCTGCATGATCAGGACAATCGGCGTATCCGGATTCGCTCGCCGGCTCTTTACCGTCGAGATGATCTTGCGGTTAGCCTTGTCGCGATTGGTCTTGCTATATGCGTCCTCGACCTTCAGCGGATCATCGATGATGATGGCGCCTTGCCAGCCTTCGGCCATATGACCGGCACGAAAGCCAGTGATCTGACCGCCCAGCGATACGGCGTAGACGCCTCCGGCTTTCTTGCCGTCAACGACAACATTCCAACGCTTCTTGGAATCCGCGTCGTCCGCGATCTTCATCGGCCATAGCGCCTGATATTCACTCGATCTGACAATTTCCCGCGCCGTTTCCGAATTCAGGAGCGCGAGATCGTCCGAATACGAGATATGCAGGAAGCGGGCGCGCGGGTTCTTTGCCAGCCCACGTGCAATCAGGTTGATCGCGACCAGCTCCGTCTTTGATGAGCCGGGCGGAACATTAATGACAACGTTCTTCAGTTCGCCAGAAATGACCTTCTCGACCGTATCGGCTATCAGCACATGGTGCCAATTGACGCGGAACTTGATACTCTGCCGATGTTTGAAGAAATACCGGCTAAAAAACAGGTGATCGTCTTCGCAATCCTGTTTGATGACGAGCCTTTCAATTTCGGCCTCAGTACTCTGTACTGAGCTTTCTGCGGGCGGCTGCGACTGCATCTTCGATTACCACCGTCGTGTTTTGCACCGGCGGCGCTGGAGGGGGCGGAGGATCTTCGGCCACGCCGTAAGCCTCACGCTCAAGCCCGATTAGCGTCTTCAGCGTCTCAGCGAGCTTCTTCATACTGTCAACGCGAGCGGCGCCGGAGATTACCTTACGGTAGACCTCATTGCGTTTGTCTTGCCCTTTGTCGTCGTCCGATCGAAGGAGGTCGCCGAGTTGTTCGAACAGGTCAACGTTGTCAGTCTCGATCTCCAATTCGCCAAGCAGGTTCATGGCGAGTGACCTGGCGCGCGAAATATCGGTGCGATGAGCGAGCCTGATATTGGCAATGACTAAAGCATTCGCCTCGACAATCGCCGAATCGGTTGCCGCCTTGGTTTCCGTGGCAACTTGGCTGGCAACCTCGCGCTTGGCAACCAAGGCGTCAGCCTTAGCCTGTATGCGTTTGGCTAGATCGCGCTCCCATTTTGGCTCTTTGTTCGCGCGCTTCTGGATTGCCGTATGTGAGATGCCATGCGCTGCCGCAATCTCCCGAACCGACAGCAAGCCGGCCCGGTAGTCGGCTTCGATCCTTTCCCAGTCCGGCGCGGCCTTCTTTTCTTGCGCCATAGTTATTTGTGCCCCAAGTGCTACCGTTTCATCCGTTCGCGCTGGTTTTGTGGCCGGAGGGCGTCAGGCACCCATCAATTCCGATTGGTTGCGCTCATAGAACCGGCCGCCGATCATTGCGAAGTCCCGCAACTCGACATATTCGAACTGGGTGTGCTTCTTCTGCGTATCCATCATGCTGCGAGCGCCAGTTGTTCGGTTTCAGGCATGTCGGGCCAGTAGCGATTCGATTTCGATTGGTTGTCACGCCCGGGCAGCACTTGCAGATTGAACTGGTTGTGCAGTCCGCAAACCAGTCGAGACCGGAGCGGCACGATATGGTCGACGTGATGCTCAATGCCAGTGTCTCGCGTAAGGCGCACAGCCTCGGCATAGAACTGCGCAATCCCGTCTAGATCAGCCCATGTGGGCGTTGCTCTGTGCTTTACAGCGCGCCGGTATGCGGTATCGGCATTTACCTTCGCCAGATTCCGTTTCTTCCAACCAGCCTTGATGCTGCGCGTCAGTTCGGGGTGCGCCCTAGCATATGCCCGCTTACTAGCAAGATACCTTTGTGGGTCTCTAGCGCGAAAGGCGCGAGCCCATTCAAGATACTTTCCTGCATTCTTCAGGTAGTGCTGCGCGTGATATTCGCGTCGCGCGGCCTTTTGTTCCGGTGTCTTCGGATTCCTGTAGTAAGTCCGCATGGACTTAGCGCGAAACCGCACCGGATCAGCCGCATAAGCCTCGCGTCCGTAGACCCTCCATTTCTCAGGGTCATCCTTTCGGGACTTGGAGACGCGATTTGCAGCGCATGTAATGCAGTTCTGACTGGAAACCCAGCGCGGGGCACTGTGTCCGTGCTTGCACGGCTTCCCTGTGAAGTACTGCTTCAATCCGAGCGCTTTTGCCTCGGAATAGGAGAGGATGTTCATTGCATGCCTTGACTAGAGGCGACCGTTTGGAAGGTGTGGCAGGCAGGCGGTCAAACCTGCTTTTCGGGGATCAACCTAGCCACACAAACAACATTTTACGCTGCTTCGAACATCTCCGGACACACAATCGTCCGTGCGACTTGGCCGTACCGTTCGTGATACGTGACCAAAGCCGCGGCACGCTCCGAGATCCAGCCGCCGCGGGCCGAATGCGCATCCCGAGCGGCAAGCGTCGGGTGCTGCGTGACGGTCATGCCGGCGTATTCTTTCTCGTCAACATGGTGGCGGTGGCCGCAATGGGCATATCGCTTCACGGTGTTGCCCCATACCTTGGGGAATTGAGCTGCGAATAGCATCGGCAACTGTTCGTTCGTGACCTTGTGGCCGTGGTGAAAGGCGAGCATTACCTCGCCATGCTGGTGAACGTAGAACGGGAGTTCCGAGTCATTCACTGTCAGACGGGGCTCATTCTCATACAGTGCTGCGAACATCTGGCGAAGCCATACTGAGCTTGCTTCGTCGTGATTTCCCTCGCAGATCACCAGATGGACGCTTTCGTGCTTGATCAGTGCGTGGTCCGCGAGGCGGCGAATGACGCGGATCGCCGCAGCAACGATCTTGGAGAACCGGCCGTCGGCATCCAGGACGTTCTTGTGTGCCGGCGTAAGCGGCAAAAGCCCGTCTGTATGGAGCAGGTCACCTTGAAGCGTCAGCACGCATGATCTGGCTTTGGGTGCTGCCTCAACCATATGCACGAAGCTGGCGAGCAACAGGCTCTCCGCGATTTTCAGATCCCAGTCGGCGCCGGTCTCGCGGCCCCATGAAAGCTGGCCGAGGTGGTAATCAGTGAAAACGATCAGATTGCACAGCGCATCGACCGTCTTCTCTGGCTTCGGTGCAGCATGCACGCGCGGCAGCGTCTCTGCCATCGCCGCGCAAGCCTCGCGAAAAATCTCTTCCTGACGCTCGGCATCGATAGCAGACTTCACCCATTGCCCGGCCGGCGCGCCATCCTTGTTGTAATAGGTGCTGACGCCTCTGACGAGATAGCCATCGGGCACCGCCCGCGTCATATCGTGGTTAGGTGAGTAGCCAGCCTTCGCCGCCCGCCTCTCCAACGCCTGCATCGCCTTATTGACGACGCTCTTGTTAAGGCCCAGTTCTCGGGCCGCCGCTGAGCCGCTACCGTGCTTCTCAATGGCCTCGATGAACTCGATATCTCGCGGCGTGGCCCACTGGCGAAGCTTGTCGTCCACAGAAGGCCCCTTATCGCGCCACATTTGCGCGCCACAAATTGTTAATTGCGCCAGAAAAGTGGCGCTATTCGGCGATTGCCGCGAGAAATGAGGGAAATGCTTCCTTCATCAAGTGGCCTTGGATGTAGGCAAATGCCTCATTCGCGGCACCGTCTTCTACCGGAATGCCGACGTCGCCGAGGATATGAAACACGGCGTGCGCCAACTCATGCACGAACGTATCAATCGCGCCGTCGAACACGCCGATGCAATAAATTCTTCCCTCTTCCGGCGTTCGGTACTGAATAGACAGGCCCTTGCAGCCGTCTGTGTCAGGGTCGCTGTCGTACTGGTAGGCGACGCTTGCCCATTCCTCGCGCGTCACGCACAGGAGCATTTTCCCGCCAAAGATCGGGATCGGGAAAACGGGAATCTCGAAGTACCCAGGAGTCGCTTTCGGTTTGCGAGCCATCTGGGCACCGGAATAAAAGCCCGCAGCCTTTCGGTGCGGAAAACGACGAAGGGGAGTCGCCGTGGAGGATTGGGTTGAAGACTACTTTCTCGCATCCGCATGGCGCAGTGGCCGTCAATCGACGCGCGCGATGCTTGTTTCGCCTTCACGTGGGCCTATTCAATTCCTTCCTGTGCTGTACACACAAAGGAGGAATTGTCGCTGTTGATTGCGCGGCCGGAAGCGACGCCAGTCCGCGCGAATAGGCCCGCATGAAGGCCCAGGATTCTCACCTGGAACACGGCCACATTAATTCACATGGCCGCGATAGTGAAGCGCCTCACCCACTGAGGCGATTAGCGTGCTTAATCGACTTAAGCTGTCCGACGACATTTCCGCCGGTTTTCGCATCCGGTTTAGCTGGATAGCGACATTCGTTCCCGCTCGGTATCGAATCGCCGGTTTATCAGCCGGCTTGGCTGTCGGCGTATCCGGTCGGATACGAAATAGGGGAGAGCGACCGACGCCGGATTTCAGGTCCGAGGTCTGTAACGGTCGGCATGCCGCGCCCTCCAGAATGGCGACTCTTGCCGACTATCTGCCGGACCATGAATCGCCATACTGCAAGGTGCTTCCCGCGCCCGTCTCACACTGCTGCGCCGACCGCAGCTGGCGCGGGAAGCGAGGATCAACCTATGCGCCCAGACCGACTGGCGGCCTCCATCATGTCGTTTCCGACCTTTGCGGCGGCATTGGAAGCATGACGGAACGCACGCTCGGCGTGCTTCATCATGAAATTGCCGCCCTTGCTGCTTTTTGCTTGTCGGCATCCGCGACAGGAGCATGATTTCGGAGTCGCTTTCATGGCGTTCTCTAGTGATGCGTGGCAAACAGCCCCATCGCCGCTTCGTCAGCCGTCAATCCGGCCTCGTAATATCCGCGCAACCGGTTCAGCGCAGCGTCGTTCGGGCTCCATCGGTTTGTGATGTACCCGGTATGGAACGCCAGGGTCGTCACGTCCTTCGTGAACTCATACAAACGCGCCTGTTCGCGGTCTGTCATGTCATCGGCTGCTATCAGTCCCATTACGGCTTCCGCCCAGCAGGAATATCGAACAACTCCTCAGCCGCTTTCCGCGCCGGGCTCCAGTTCTTGCAGTCGTCGCCTTCGATGATGCGTTTCTTCTGGCGGAATTCCGCATTCTGCTTCTGCTCCAATGCCCTCATGGGGTCGAGCCCGTATGTGCGCGACTGGAAGGTTATGGAAGGCATGGCGGTAAACGCAAAAAGCCACCCGGTTAGGGGTGGCTTACGTTTTCTCTGGACGAGTTTGGCTTGCAAGAATTAGAGCACATGATTTTATGGAATGCAAGTGGTTGTGCAAAATATTTTCAAGCCGCCCAGTTGAGTTTTTCAGGCATCGGCGGAACCGCCTCAAGCGTAGCCAGATTGAGAAGCGTGAAATAGCCGTCACGGAAAACGGCGCCCGTGTCAATGTGGTAGACGTTTCCCAATATGGCGGGATGCTTGAGCGGCGTGTGGCCGACGATTACGGCGCGTATGTCAGGAACACCCGATCTGTCCTCGGACTGAATCCGGTCCCGGCACCATAGAACATCGTCCGTGATTGCCTTCAGTTTGTTGTTGCTCGTTACCCCGGCGAAGCGCTGCACCATGCCGCCCCACGAACCGCCACTGATATCGGCGTGAACGATACCAATCAAACCATCGGCCGTTTCAACTTCAATGGCATAGGGAAGAGCGGCTAGTTCAATCGCGTATTCCTGTTGCTCTGGCATTGTCTTGCCGATTAACCAGGCACCGCCGTTCATGGCGTAGTGCGCAGCATCACGATAGCCGGGATTGACGTACCGGATTGCCAAGTCTTCGTGATTGCCCTGCACGGCGTGAAACCATGGCTTGGCGATCCACTCAAGCGCCAACTCCGAATCCGGCCCGCGATCAACCAAGTCGCCCACGCTGAACAGGCGATCTTTGGACGGATCAAATCCCAGCCCGTCCAGTACGGTTTGCAACAGGCGGAACATCCCGTGAATGTCGCCGCACACCCAATCAGTACCCATCGTATTGCGCGCGTACCGGTGAACAAAGGGATTCTTCACGCCGCCTCCATAATTTTCACAAGATGCCGCGCCCGAAGAAGCGGTAGTAGTCCCTCTTTTGCCGACTGATACACCGCGTGCTGATCGTCAACGCGGCTCGATCTCCAGACTTGCGCGCCAGAATTCTTATTACGCAAGGATGTGGAAATCGCGGCGCGCTGATCGGACGGCAGTTGATCGACGCAAAGCTGCACCTGCTCCGATTGCCGGTCATCAGCCCACGCATATGCGTCCTCGTCATCCTCCTGGGCGCAGGAGGGCGTCTGATACCTTTTGCACGTCATGTCTTCCGGGCGGTAGTAGTGCGCCAGAATCTCTCTGTGCGACTGCCGTACCTGCCAGTCAAACCATGTTCGTAGCAAGTGCTCGATTTCTTCACTCTGATCTTGAGTCATACAGAACCCCGCACACGATGTAGTTGGAACCACGGAAACAGATACAACATCTAGCGCTATTCTAACAACAAATAAGCACAACTACAAATGTTTGGAGTTGTCAATCGGGAGTTTTTGGTTATTCTTCGAGTTCGATTACTGGCACGGCGGCCGCCCTTGATTGTTTGACCATGTTCGCCGTTCCGCGACCGCCTGGAAAAGCAACAACCAAGTCAGGTCCGTCCTGTAGCATGTGCGCATTACGGATCGGTCCTGCTGCCCGACCGTGCTTATCCCACTCCGCATGATGAGTCGTAATTGACACACCTTTGGTACGGCAGGCCCAACGAAAAGCCAAGTCGTCGGCACCCTTTGCGCCACCTTGAATCATCGTCGTAATTGGAGTCTTGGCGTGGATCTCATCTAGCACTAGATTCAGCATCTCGGCATTGTTGTAATCCCGGCCTCCACATACAATCACCTTCATCTTTCCTCTCCAGTAACGCCATACATGTAAATCGGCTCAACCGACTTCTTCTGGTTTAGCTCATCAAACATCTCTTCCAGAAGGTCGCGTTCCGCCTTATCCCTCCACTCTCTCCGGTACTTGGTGGGTGCGACATAGCGAGGGCGGTGTAGCAGGTAGATAGCGGCAAGGATCAGGATGGAGAATAGGCCGAGGATGAAGCCAACGAGAAATATGCTCAGGTTGATCATTATTTCGTCTCACCAGTCAGAACCGCTGCTACTAGAACCACTATCGAAACTGCTTGAGCTGCTGTCGCTGCTACTGCTGTAATCGCAGGAGCTTGAGCCGCTGTCGTAACTAGGCGACGAATAATCATGGCTGGTATGGTGCGACGTGTCGGAGCAGGCGTGATGACTCGGCGTCTCGCTCGCTGCGCTGTATGTCGGCGCGTTCAGCGGATTGAAGGGACTAAGCGGGCTCAACGGATTGAGCGGATTCAGAAGGTCGCTCGACGGCTCGGGCGCGCTGCGAACTGCTGACGACGAATAAACCCGCGCCCGGATAGCCGACACTGCCGCAGCCGTCGCCGGTTCCGGCTTCTTGCGGCCAAAGAGTTTCTTGAAGAGGTTCATCAAATAAGTCCTTTCTCGTGCAGTCGTACAATTGAACGGATATGGCCTTCGAACCAAGCCATAACCACCTCTGTGTATGTCATGCCTGCTGGCGGTTTTCGTTGACCATCATAAACAGCATCGCAAGCAGTACACGCATATGCACCGGCAAGGTCATCAGCCTTCAATGCGCCGCCTTTCCCGCCTGCACTGCCGCGATAGTGGCTCCATATAGTCGTGGCCGGGTCACAAGTGCAGGCACCCGGAAGGCGGACTAGGCATTCCTCGTCGCGGGCTGAATCGCGGATTTTCTTATTGCGATAGGTGAGGGTTTTCGGGAAGCCGATTAGTTTGGCGGCCATTATGCAAACTCCCGCGCCAGTTGTTCATAACCCTGTTCGGCAGGCTCGCTCCACTGCACATCACGTTCGGCACCAAAGGCGCTCATCAACTCCTGCAGCTCCGACATTTCCGCCTTCGTCATCTTGCTTGTCGATTGACCCAGCACTACAAAGCCACCGTCGAGCCCAGGAACCGCACGTTGCTTTTTGAGTCCCGCGCTGAAAATGTGCTTCCAGTCTTCCGGCGCGAGCTTCAGGCCGTGCCACTCGACCTGACGGGATATGTCGGTCAGCATTGCCCAGAGACGCGCATTCTGAAGAATGGAGCGCGTAGCAGGTTTCACCTCACACACGAATCCGTCAGGTGCGTTGATAACAGCCCGGCTTGCGAGTTGGCGGGAGGTTGCGTGGACCAATCTGAAAGTTTGTTTGCCGTCACTCATGCTTCGGCTCCTGAATCATCGACCATAAAACACGCCTCACAGCTTGTGCCTTATCATCTCCCTTATGCACTCGAAAAGCCTCGACGATAGCGGCGCACAGCGCGTAATCCCCTTCTTGGCCCTTTTCTATTGCCTCAAGCAGCAACAAATCGAACTTCTCTGCTGCACGCTGGGTGTCGCTCATACCGCCCCCGCATTGCATATAGCAACCAACCGTGCATCGTCCTCACGTGCGGCGTGCTCGGTCATGCCGTTGCTGTCGGCGATGCTGTAATGGCGCGGCTTCTTGTCGGCGTAGCGGTCAATGATTGCTGCCGCAATCGTGTTCAGTGCAGCGTAGAACTCGGTGGATGAGGGTGCGCGATCGTCGGTCATTTTTCCTTGAATCATGGCGTCTCGAAGCACGACAAGGGAAGCGATAGCCTTGGTGATGTGTGACAACCCCGAATCAGGATCGATACTTTCCCCTTCCCACCAAGCCATGAGATGGCGAAATGTGGCGTCGTAATAGATCGATGCACGAACGCCAACTGCCCGATAGTTATACTTCCCATGCTTGCACGCCCCTTCCAGCATCGCGACGCCCAGTTCAGCGAGTACTGCGGCAGGAACCGTGCTCATGGGTGCCTTGCGCGCGCCGATTGCATCTTTAGGATTTGACTTTTTCGGATCGCTCACGCAGCCTCCCGCGCCGACAGATGTTCCCGAACCGCCTCTTCCTCAAGCGATTCCACAAGATGACCAAGTTCGCCAATAGCGCGGATAGTCTCGCCGTTGCCAAAGCCTTTGGCCGAGCTTTCCACGATCTGGCGCTGAAGCATCCCGATGCGTACTAGCATTTCGGATGCGATGGTGGATTGGAATGTCATGCGGGCTCCGATTGAAGAAGGTCTTCGATGTTGTGGAATGACATACCCAGGCGCTTGGCCGCGATCTTTTCCATAGCTGCGCCATCCGATGCCTCATGTCCGGGAAGTAGCGCAATCGCGGTACAGCCGCGCATGGCCTCCAGATCAGCGACGATGCATGTCAACCAATCGACGCCTGGATCAGGGTTCACATCGACCGGATTTACGACCACCCATCCGAGTGCGCGCAGTGCGGCGGCCGCTTCGTTAAAAGCCGGAAAGTTTAGATCGGGCTTTCCGGTCATGGGGCCGCTGATATAGATTTTCTTCACTCCGCCTCTCCCTTCACTTCCTCAGTAACCTGCGTATGCGCAATGGCGCGGCGTTGTGCGTCTTGCAAGATGCGGGCGAACTTGTCTACGGAACAGAACACGCCACTCGATTGCATGATTTCGATCATTTCGCGGTGCGTCATGCCCGCGACTAGCTGGGTGGGTTCGGTGCTCATGCTGCCTCCGTTAGCAAATCCGATTGACTAAACCGTTCGTCCTGCATCGCCATGCTGGCCGGGTCGTTTTCACATCCAATCCAGTGGCGTCCGAGCTTGCGCGCACCGATTGCCGTCGAGCCACTACCGAGGAACGGATCCAGTACGACGCCGCCAGGCGGAACCGAGTAGGCGATTAGTGGCGCGAGAATGCCGAGCGGCTTCTGTGTCGGATGTAATGCATTGCCATGCTCATTCGAGACATCGATTACGCTTCGCATGAGTCGCGGGCCACCTTCATCTGATACGTAGCTTCCAGAATCGATATGACCAGTATGCGTCGGACGAGTCTTACGCCGGACAACTTTGGCTCGAGCGTCGTTTGTGAATTGCGGGTCTTTATATACACTCGCCCATGTCCCGCGATAGAACTGGACCGCATGCTCATGCACCCGTCGAAAGCGATCGTTCTGAAACCCGGAGCCGTTCTGCTTCTCCCATACGATATCCTGCGCATATTTGAACCCTGCAGATTCCATATCTCTGAATAGATACGCGATAAATCGCATGCTTCCAAATACCCAGAAGGATGATGACGGTTTCAGGACGCGTGCCGCATGCTCGATCCAGCCGTCACAACGGAGATCCCACTTAAGCGATGTATCGCCATATGGCGGATCACAGATGACCGCATCGGCTATTCCATCTGGCATCTGGGCCATCATGTCCCGGCAGTCGCCGAAATGACACTTATCGATCCATTTGTTCATCGCACATCCCTCCAAACATCCATAGGCAAAACCGGCAGCCCGAACCGATTGATCCAGTCGATTCCGTCGAAGCGCATCATTTCGGGCGCGTCAAACGGCTCTCCCTTGGCATCCATTCTTTGAACCTCGAAAAGTCCGGGGCGATCAGGAGGTGTGGAGCAGGGTTGATAGTCGGTCATAAGAAGTCCCTACGACGTTGCGTTCGACAACACAGATAATCGAGCGACGTGTTCAGTTGTTTCGCCAACTCGATCAATTGCCAGTAGTGCGGCAACTTTGCGTCTTTCTCATAGTTCAGTATGCTTCGGGCGCTGACGCGCGCACGTTCCGCCAACTCGGCCTGAGACAGTTTGAGCCGCTTACGCAACTTCGTTAGGCGCACACCAAACGTCTCACCAGATTGCGGCGGCGCTGATTTTCGTTTGATCATGCGGTGGCATTCGACGCAGTTGTTGTTGCCGACAAAGCGCGGAGAAATGTGGCCGTGCTTGCACGGTTTGCCGGTTTCATAATATTTCAGCCCTGTAGCGCGAGCCACTTCCAATGACGTCATATCGAACCTCGTCAGAAAGGAATATCGTCGTCCATCTGATCAAATCCGCCACCGGCAGGCGCCCGTTGTGCGGATTGCCCTGCCGCCCGGCCATCCGCTGGCGTCTGACGTCGGCTCTGTTGACGCTCGCCACCCTCAGTACGTTCACCGAGCATCTTCATCTGGTCGGCAATGATTTCTGTGGAGTACCGATCCGTGCCGTCCTGAGCTTGATATTTGCGCGTGCGAATGCGACCCTCGATATAGACCGACGCACCCTTCTTCAGATACTCATTGACGATTTCAGCCAGTCGGCCGAAGAACGCCACTCGGTGCCATTCAGTCGCCTCTTTCATTTCTCCAGAGGCCTTGTCATTGTACTTGTCGGTTGTCGCCAGGCTGATATTCGCTACCGCATCACCGCTGGGCAGATAGCGCACCTCGGGGTCTTTTCCGAGGTTGCCGATGAGAATGACCTTGTTCACGGATGCCATGTTTGTTCTCCAGTTTTTACCATTGCGTTCATTGCTGAGGTGACGATCTGGTCGGCCTTGGGCCACCATTTCATATCCCGATACCGATCATCTTCCTTTCGGTCCAGTTCTTCCTCACTCATGCCGAGAGCTTCGTTCGTTAGATAAAACATCGCTGCGACGGAACCTTCAGGCGTCAACTCACGGTCGCTGATCTGCTGAAACGTGTCTTTCGATTTGCGGATTTGTGAGCGAATGGTTTCGTGACTCCATCCGGTCACGCTTACCAATTCAGAGACTGACATCGGGCCTTTCTCGCGCATCGCTTCAATCATCGAGGCAAGCCGCTCTGTTTGTTTGGAACGTGAAAGCATTACGCGGCCTCCATCATCAAAGATTCAAACTCTGTCTCGCGCGATCCGGTCGATACGCGCGCCATCACGTCATTCAGCGTTTTCACGATCACGCCTCGCCCGGCAATCTCGAGTTGCGCGCCATGAACCGCCAGCGTCGTCGCGGCCCGCTCCGATTCGTCAGGCTCAAGCGACCAGTTGCCGGTCAGATTGGCGCGCTTCTTTGCGGCGACCAGTGCGGCCATACCGGACTCGATTTCCTTGACGTACTCTGCGCCGCAGCCTTTTACGGCCAGTTCATGGGCGACGTCGAATGCAGTAGCCAGGATATAGAGCGAATCCTTGTCGCCGCCAGTGCGCAGCCGCTCAAAGGCGATGTGCGCAGCAATTCCGATATCACGCTGGGCGTCGGCGTTGATAGGGCGCTCTGCAATCTTCCGGTCTGCCCATGTAGCGATACGGGTGGCGGAGCGCGTTGGGCTGTACGGACGACGAGTTTTGCGATTGGCCGGCATTTATGCTGCCTCCTTGTCCTGAAATTCCTGAATGCGGACCTCGACGCGTGGGATCAGCCCGTATTGCTTCGAAAACTTCCCCGACACGATCAGCTTGTCATCCTGATAGACCACGCCATTCATCCCGTCTTCGATTGCCTTGAGCACATTCGAAACGTCGGGCTTTTTGGTGGCACCGATCAGGCCGCAAACCGCAAGCTCCTGGCGTTTCTTCGACCAGCTTGACGGGATCGGCATGTAGATGTCGATCGATAGGGCCAGCGGACGCGTGAAAAGGTCGATTCCAGCCATTGCCTCGGACGCCATCAGCTTGACGAGGTTTTCGTACTTCACGGTCTTCTCGGGCGTGTGCGTTCGTACGAATCCGCCTTGACGCGAGAAGCGGGCTCGACCCTTTGCGACCGCAACGCCTGGTATGGTGAACGCCACGCCATTAGCACTACTACCCGCCATATTCATCGTTTCCTCCTCGTTTTCCATAACTCCCCCAATCCCTGTCTGATCTGTTCCGCTGCCTGTTCGCCGAATGCCGTCTGTATGCTGGCGATGTATTCGCGCCGCGCCTGCAATGTCCACACGGCTATTTCTTCGACCACTTCTCGCAATCTCGTTGGGTCGCGAATCATTCATCGGCCCAATCTGTTCCGACTTGCTGCGGAATAAACACCTCCGTCGTGATCCCGCCCATTGAGAGACGGTGAGCAAGATCGAATGCCGCACTCTGGCCGGTAAAATTCGCATCGTTGTCGCCAAAAATGATTACGTGCTTCACGCCTTCCGGTGCAATCCAGTCACGCATGCCGCCAGCCGAAATTGCAGCCCATGTCGGGACTTCAAATCTCACATACGCTCTAAGAGCGGTTTCAATCCCTTCGGCGATACCAAGGCATTCGGCGACAGGCGATAGGCGAATGGCGCCCGTCTTGATTGAGCCCGCCATTACTTTCTTCGGCTCCTCGACCGGTGCCTTTCCGCCGTTTCCGTCCAGCCATGTGCGGTGCATCGTTGATGCCTTGCCATCGGGCATCGTCACCAGCCCCAGCATTGCCGGGAATGACCGCGAGGCGTCATAACGCAGGCCCGGATGAAATCGGATCGCGGCCGGCATTTCCGTGATGCCGGTGCGATGGTTTAGATACGTCCATACCGCATCGCCCTGCACAACCGGTCGAGATTCCGTGTAGACCCGGCGAAGCGCGTGTTGCTTTTGCTCGTCCGTGAATTCGCGGCGGTTCGGAGTAACCGGAGCGAGACCGACGACGCGCTCAACTTCCTTGGCCGCTTGCGCGAATGACCAGCCGTTGATCTTCATCAACAGGGAAAATCCATCCCCGGCACCGTCTTTGCTGCAAAACCACGAACCGCGACCGTCTTTGTCGTCCCAACGCCAGCGGTCAGTACCGGAGTTGCAAATAGGGCACGGACCATGCTTCGGCGAGAGGAATCGATCATCGATGCCAAGTGACGTCAAAATGCCGCGCCAGCGTCCCACGCACAAATCCGCAATCGGTTCACGCCGCATGCTTCATCCCCTTCGCGTAAGCTATGTTGCGGGACTGGATGTACTTCTTAGTCTCAACGGACGGCTCACAAGCAAGCTTCTGCATGGCGTTCGGCCAGACCGAAAACTTTTCACGGAAGCAGTGCGCCACGCGCCCATCAGACCATCCTTTCATCGCCTGATAGCCAAGCAGTTCGGAATAGAACTGCTGCTTCTCGGCTTGCGTCGCCTTGGCTTTCTTCGCGCCGCGCTCCTGCTTGACCAGTTCGCCATCTGCCGCATGAACCGTGTTTTGCTTTTCCGGCGCGAAGCCGCATTGCGGGCATTTGTGCGAAACCTTCATGAACGAGCATTTCGCGCAGGCGGTCGGCAACTTTTCCTCTTTCTTCTTCGACGTCGATTGTTTTTTCGGCTTGCCGTCGTCAAGCTCAAGCGGAAGATCATCAGTCGGAAAACCAAGATGCTTCACAGTGCCCGAATGGTCGAGAATCAGCGCGCGGGTCTTGCCTTCTGACGGGCGCAGCACGCGGCCCGCCATCTGCACGTAACGGATCAGGCTTTTCGTCGGGCGAGCCAGAATCAGGGTTTGGCAGAAGGGCGCATCCCATCCCTCGGCAAGCAGCGATGCATTGCTGATGATCGTCGTCTGACCGTTCTCGAACCGCTTCAGGGCCTCGCGGCGGCTGTCAGTGTCGTCATAGCAGTCGATATGCTCGGCGCTCACGCCAGCGGCTAGGAACTGCTCAACGATGTGTTTGCTGTGGGCGATGTTCGATGCGAACACGACGGTCGGTGTACCTTTCGCCAGCTTCATCCAATGCGTGACGATATCGCCGATCAGTTCCGGCTTATCCGCCGCCTCGCCGGCGCTCATGTCCGAGTAATCGAGTTCATCGAACTTGTTGCGCGCCAGCTTGTAGCCCGTCATATCCGGCTCGGACGGCGCATAAATGTCGCAATCGACCAGAAATCCTTCTTCAATCAATTCGCGGATGCTTGACGCAACCACCATGCGCTCGAACAGCGGGCCGCCCAGCGCGTCGTAATGCTTCCCCAGGCCCTTGGCAAACGGTGATGCTGACAGGCCGATGACAGGCTTCCCGGCGAATGTTTCGATGATGCCGCGATATTCCTTCGAACCCGCGACGCCGTGCGCTTCATCGATGATGATGAAATCGACGTCGGGAATGCCACGCTTGGCGACGGTCTGGATCGAGCAAACGAGAACGTTTTCGTACTCGCGGCGGCTGTTCTGGCCTTGGATAATGCCGTGGTCGATGCCGTACTTGCGGAACGTGCGCGAGGCCTGCTCGACCAACTGAATCCGGTTCGCGAGGAATGCAACGCGCTTGCCCTTGAGCCGCGCGCCCTTGACCAAGCCAACGGACAGAGCCGTTTTCCCGCAACCTGTCGGGCCGTAGAGCATCTGGCGAAGGTAGCCCTCACCCAAGCCAAGGCGAAGGGCCTGAATCGCTTCAGCCTGGTACTGGCGAAGTTCGAGTTCAGCGCCAAAACTGCCCGAGCCAGTTGGGAGGGGTTCGGAAACGGCGGCGGCAAATTCAACGTCAGCGAAATCCATGTTCTCTCCCTAAGGCGTATCAAAGGGGTTAGAGGATTCTTCCTCTGGCTGGGTGGTTTTAATACCCGTAGGTGAAGAAGGAGAAGCAGTAGAAGAGCCGTCACCAAAGGGGTGCTTAGGTGAAGCCTTTGGTTTAGTCTTGGGTGATTTCTTCGGCGCTTCACCGTCGTCATCACCAAAGCGTGTAGATTCGCCACGAATAGTGCGGACATATTCATCCTTCACCATCCGTGAGGAGTACCAAATTGGACCAACCTGAGCACACACCAAAGTCACAGGGTTTCCGTCTTTGCGCCCCGAGCGC